GTTGTATATCAGGCCGATAGATGTTATGAGGTCCATAGTATTCCCAGGCTGCATCGATTGGTTGTGACCTTCAATATCAGCTAAGAGACTGTACTTATCAGGGTCAAGCAACTTTTGCGCCATCCTGTGTAGCTTCATCTTTCGCTTCTTGTCTGATTCAGTTACTAAATTTCCATCAAAGTAGCTCAAGACGTGTTCGCAATGACGCATATATCTTGAAATCGTCTGCTTACCTTCTACTGTAAACATACCGAATAAGCGGCCTTCCAATTTCTGCTCTCGTTCTTTCTGTTTAAGCATGGTGGCATACTGAGTATCATATGTGATTTGTCCTTGATACATGTGGTTGATGCTCTGTGGATTCTTTGCTCTTGCGTGAGTTTTTGGCATCTCCCAATAGCCTACTTTCTCTTGACGCATTATGTAGTCTAACTCCTTCACAGAGCACTTTAGAGAATGGTCCCCAGCTTTCAAGCAAGCTCGCTTATCTTTGGCGTGTTCTATAGGGTTGCCTGTGAATACAGAGTCCTCTGTATCATATGGTCGAATAGCATACCACCAGATCAGGGGCTTAGTTTTGCATACTGGAGATTCTTTTAACTTGAATGATAATGCCAATTCCCCATATAATTCAGCCAAACTGTGGTCAGTTTCTTCTTTTAGTGCATCAGCTGGTTGCAATTCATTATATTTCTTTGAATCAAGTAAAATCTTCGGTAAACGATTGTGCCTCTTTATGTAAGTCTGGACGTATATTTGATTGAACTTTGCACGGAGAAGTTTGATGTGGTCTCCTTTAACTGGCCTCTCAGTCATGGTCCTCTTTGCATATTTCTCTATTCCTTTGAATTCATCAATAACAGCATAGTGTAAGAACTTATGGAATGAAGACGCTTCGAGCAATTCTACTGGTGATAGGTCCCTCAGTGCAATAGCTAATTTCAATAACAAAGAATCTTGAGATTTGGTAGTGCTATAAGCAGTACTACTAGCCTTGCTCTTAAAGCATAGCATGATGAATTCCTTAGCTGTCACCTCGATTCCGTCTATATCTTTGCTAATAATGCACAACTCTTGCAGGCCATCTCGGAATGAGGCTACACTACAGAAACTAGATGCCTTGAAGTCTGCTATCATGTTAACCACACCTTCATATGACTTCATGAATGAGACTAAAGCCACATGCTTTCCAATGTGATTGGTAGTTGAGATTAGCCATTCAGTCAGAAGCTTGTATTTTGTGCTATCACTAGAATTAGAAAGTAGCTTGAGATTGT